GTTTTCATCTCTTAATCTTTCAGTAAATTTTCTTGTCTGTTTTTGTTGTTCTTCTTCTTCTGTAACAACGTCAAACCATTTATCAATAGCTTGACGTTCTTTTTCATTCATATTTTTAACTTGAGCAGAATTACCAACATATATCTTTAAGATATTAACAGCATCATCTACTGTCTTGTTAAGTTTTTTTAGTTCGGTATCTGTAGTTGCCATATTATTTTTTCTCTAATGCTTTTCGTTCTTCTTCCATATCTCTTATTAGAAGATTCACATAAATTTCTCTTTCAAAGTCTGCTAACATATTACTTTCTACAGGGGATATATTACATTTCTTTGCAAGTGCATATTGCTGTTCTAAAATATTTTGAAATGATCCCCACAGATTAATTATCCAAAAAAATTTTGCTGAATCGGAACCTCATAAGAGTGATCTGCACCACAATGTACACACTTAATTTTATTTTCTAATTTAATACCAAATCCCATATCATCAATAGCTTCTTTTATATTCTCCATTAATCCCATTGGCATTTGCTCAACAAAATACATCCTATCCTTCATTGAAATATTTTCATCTATTCCATTAGGTGTTTCTATTTTATCTATTGCACATGCTTGGAAAGCAACTTGGTACATATATGCTATTTGACGTTCTGACATGTTCTTTGAAAACAATTGTGGTTTTATATCTTCTATTTGATGCTTTCTTTTCATATGTCTTAAATGAACTTTTACTTTATCCAAATCAATAACAACATTGTCTTTATTTTCAAGTTGTTTAACTTCAAGGGAATCAAGATTTGTTCTATTTAAAAATTGTGAATTACAAGAAGGACATGTAACCTTGCTTTCTATCACTTCCCCTTTTGTCTTTTTTCTGATTTCAATTAAGAGAAACATTCTATCATAAATATATTGTTCTCTTATATCAAACCCATCAGTCAAAACACTTGACGATATTAAATCATCAAGTGCTTGTTCTTGGACTACATAATTAGTTTCATTCTCATATGTGAGAAGCTTTTTGATTTGACCTGTTGATACAGGTTTAAATTGAATTTTTTCTCCACTTCCTGGCAATTCACAAGTAAAATCATATACATTAACAAAATCATAAAACTTAGGTTTATTATCTGACATTTTTTCTCCTTTTTACATATTTATTATATTAATCATGAATATTTACACCAACATAATCTACTATTTGGTCAATGATTTTTTTAGCTTCAAAAAGCTCACCTGTAATAAATCTAGCATCTTTTGGATCAAATTTAAGTTTTTTTCCTAACTTATCCATTTTATCAATTTCATTTGATAAATTTTCTAATTTTTTTAGATACATTGATTCTTTACTTTCATTTAAATATTCATCTATTCTTTTTAAGTCCATTTATTAGCCCCCTGTTTCTGTAAAGCTTAACTCATGGTAACTATAAGTAAAAGTTACATCAAAGGTAGCAATTTCTGTAGAAGCATAATCCATCGTGATTTGTGAAACTTCTTTAGGCCATGCATCATGAAGTACAAACTCAAGAATTACTTGACCTTCATATCCAATCATTTGCAATCTTTGATCAACCATATAAACATCATGAGTTGAGTAAAAATTGTTTACAGGATTGTGGCATAAATTAGACCACTTTTCAAAAGTATTTCTAATCTTAGCATTAATATCAACATTGAATGTAATTACTACATCTGTATATGTATGCTTGCCTGGAAATTTCCAATCAAACCCTTGCCAATTTAAGACAACTTCCTCTAAAGCTGTTGAAGGCATTTGAGCAGTTTTAACCATATAGATTGCATCCTGTTGATTCACATCAGCAGTTATTGCAGGCCATTGTGGTTGATAGTAAAATAAACTTGACTTTGCTCCATCACCAAATCTTGCTTTGAAAGCTTCTATATTAAACGCTCTTACATCAGGCATTTTGTATTCTCCTTATATCTATTTATATATTATTTTGCTGCTTTTAGTGCTTTTTTAATAGCTCTTTCTATATCTCCAACTAATGTACCAAAAGCATCATTCCATTCTTTTCCTGGCTCAAATGTAGCTTGTTTTAAGGGAAGTAAAGATGATAGCTTTTTTGTTGCCATATCCTTATCAGCCATTATCAATCTAGCCATCCATCCTGCTACCTCTTGAGTATTAGAAGTTATTTCATTTAGTTTTTCCATATGTTCTTGAAGTCTCATGTTAAAAATTTCCTTTATTTCATTTTTTTTAATGCTTTTTTTACATTATGTAACATTGGTCCTAACCATTCAGAAGTATCATCTTCTCTATAACCATTAGATTTTTCAATTTGAGTTATCCAATGCATTGCTTCATCTTTAGGACTTTTAGCTTCATTCATATTATCATCCATCTTACCTTTTCGTTTACGTTTCTTCTTGCCCGTTCCATCCATTTTACCTGAACCATCACAAGCTTCAAGAAAGTTTTCAAATCGACTCATATCAATCTCCTATTATAAGGGGGGAATTTCACCCCCCATTATTTTATTGTGGTGCTGTTGCTGCAACTAATTCTGTAAAACTTGCACCTGTTTTAGTAGCAATAAGATTCAGGACAATAAATTCTGCTGCTCTTGTAGGCTTGATGTAAATATCACACCATAATTCATTTCTATCTATCCTTTCAGCAGTATTGTTTCTTTCATCACAAACAATTAGGTAATCAAATATACCCCTTCTTGCAACTACATCTCTCAAGAATGGATCAATCATATTGATGATTGCCAATCTTGTGAAACTATCATTAGGTTCAAATAAAAAGTATTTTAATGCTGTACTAACTGCCTTACCAACTATAATGAATAGTCTTCTAACATTTACTCTATTGAATGCTGAAGATTTATCAAGCATGTTCTTCTGACCCCATACCACTTTTCCTTGCCCTGGAAAACTGACAATAGGATTAAGACCATTTTTATAAAGGATATCTCTTTCACCTTTAACAGGATTCCATCCAAGCTTTCTAACTTGATTGATTATTCCTCTATTCAAACCAGCAGGAGCAAACCACGGTTCACTTACATCATCCGTATTTGCGTAAATACCTGCCACATGTCCTGATGCAGGAACCCATCTATATTTAGAATTCCATTTGTCATATACATTCAGCCAATTTGAGTATAAAGCAACATAAGATGAATTAATATTAAAAGTACTTAATCTATAATCTCTACAATCAGTAGCTTCATTCCCTTTATTATTAACAACCAATGATTTAGGAACATCCAATATTCCTACTGCATCTGCTCTTGATTCACAAATGGTATTAATATAACTTTTAATCGTATTAGATTTACCACTATCAATGAATATATTAACATCAATTGATTCAGGATCAGAATATAAGTCTAATGCTGCTTGAATATCACCATCAGCAATTGAATCTCCTTGACTTCTAACACCACCACCTAAGTTAGTATAGGTAGCCTGATATTTATTTTTATAGCTTTGATTCTTAAATGCTGCTGTAGTAGCAACTCTAATATAGTTAGAATTAGCATTAATCCAATTTTCAACAAAGATATTAGCACCTTCATCATTAACTTCTGTTGGATCAGAACTTACAAGATGTGCCTCAACTACTTCATAAGGAATAGGACTCTTTGTAACATTCTGTTGTTTTGCTCTCTTAACTAAAATCAAAAATTGTTTATCAGTATTAAAAGCAGCATCTACTGATTGATCAAGATCATCATATAAAGTAGCCGAAATACCTAATGTTGCTGCTGCTGTACCTGCTCTAACACCGTTATATGTGTCTCTACCAACTATAGCAATCTGAACATAATTACCCCATTCCCCTCTACTTTGTGCAATAAAGGCCATTTCTGAACCATTTTCAGGTCTTCCAACATCAAATGTGGTTTCTTCATTACCAAATTCATCAGGGTCTTGAGAATCCAAATCAGATAATTGATAACCATTAGCTGAAGTATATTGTGTAAATGTTCCACCTGATGCAACTGTACCATATGCTCCTGAAAAGGTAGCACTTGGAGCTAATACTCTTGTACAATACAAATTATTGCCATATTGAAGAAAACCTGCACCTGCTATAATGTCTTCATAGGATTGACCTCTTTTTGAAAATCCATTTGCTGCTGAAGAAAGTGCTTCTTCAGGTATACCAAATGTTTCAATTAACTCATCAATATCATTAATTAATTGAACTTTTAATTCTGGACCTTTCCATGTGTCTCTTAACACATGAACCCCTATTGAAGTTGCTACAGCAGGAATTGTTGTAGTTAAATCAATTTCGTTTACATCCACTAAAGGACTTAGATACATTGTCATAATTTTTCTCTCCTATTTAGGTTATAAACCTAAAGCTTCTATATCTCATATATATTTATATTTTTTAATAAAAAAATACAATTTCTCCTTATTAAGTTTGTTGTTGTGGTGGTGGATCAAGTGCGAATTTTATATTAAATTCTGATCCATCAACACTTTTTACCTGTATCGTGTAAAGTTCTTCAGATAAATTACTTATATCAAGAATACCACCACTTACATCTGTAAAGATCATTGAAGTTCTCCCTGGAAAATTAACTTCTTGAATAAAAACGTCTACATTAGCAGTATTATTCTCTAAACAGAATACAAATAATGAAGGTGTATATGATGCCCAACCTATATCATTTATTAAACCAACTTTTCCATTTACATCAGATTGATATCCAGTAATTTCACTTACATATGATCCTGTTGGTGCAGACCACCATGTAGTATCACAACCTGATTCATAACTACAGGTAAGAGGACATACAGAAGTTGAACTTGTTGAAGAAGAAGAAATTGATCCACAATTTTCATAATAATCAAATCCTGTTATTTCAAATTTATTATCTGAACTAGAGAAAATGAAAATTTCAGCTATAGGATAATAAGTTGATCCACTTGGTTGATAAAATGATGTAAGGTTTGTGAATTTAATAGTTGTGCTTACTCCATCACCCCCACTTAATGTTATAGGAGAAAAACCAAATCCTATATCATAAGCATCACCCGCACTTGCTAAAACATTTCCATTTAAATCTTTTATTAATATACCTGTTATT